GCGGCGTTTCGACGCCTTGAACTTGAGTTCAAATCCGGCGCGGGCGCCAGTTAGGAGTAACCTCTCTTCGGCTAACCGCATGTTGGCGAGTGGGACAACGCTGGCGGCATCGTCACCGGCAACAATTGCCTTTCGTGGCATACTCTTGAGGGCTTGGGACACCACAGTTGAAACACAAATAGTATTTCCAACAGTGGTTGTAGTTTTGCCGCTAGGCACAGTGCCAGGAACACTATATTTGACGCCGTTGGACGTGGCACCATGCGTAACCACGTCGGCTTCGAACAATCGCATGGCACGTCTAGGACATTGCAAACGGCGATACAAACGATTGCTAGTTCTAATGCATTCTTGTGTAACGCTAGCATCGAGGCGCACAGCATCTGTGTCGCAATAAGCAAGTGGTCCGGGGATAGAAGCTTCAGCCGACTGCAACCAAGCATCCAATTGATTGGCATTCAAACCGGGGCCGTAAGTGATGTCACAGTGCTCACCAGCGCAGGCTTTGCTCAAAGCGTGGGCCCAAGGCCCTGTGGTGACAACATAAGTTGGAGTGCACCCTTGTATGAGGCGGGGATCGAAGGGGGTGACGATGCCTTGAGCATCCCCAGGTGCAGGAACTCGTTTGATGGCACATTCAGTCTTGGTAAAAGCGCTTCGCCGGCAGACATCGTAATCACCATCAGAATTTGGTTCATTGAGAGCTTGTTCTAGTTGTTCACGTTTCTTCAAAGGATAACGAGCCAACCAGGTTTCGATAGATGTTGACATAACGGGACCAATATCACCGTATAAGCGCGTCATCTCGGCATGACCCACAGTAGCCCACCAATCAGTCTGCTCAGGCGCTCGCTCGCAAATGCCACGATTGCAAACCGCAACAAGATCGTTGTGGATGCAGTGTTTGGCTATAACTGGCTGGTGGTTACGGATACCCAATCCGATGAGGAACGGCCCCTGAACTGGCTGGCATTCGACAAGCTGCGGTTCCACGCATACTTTGTCGCTCTTACGCACGGAAAACTTGGCTCCTTCACGGGGTTCGACCAATGTTCGATCACGGGCGCAGTAAGCCCACAATACTGGGGCTAAAGGCTCTTTCTCGGTAAAG